CGATAACCCAAAAAACTATAGTCATAGATTACTCCTTTCTATAAACAAAAAAAGGGAACCCCGAAGGGTTCCCATAAAGACGGTATGGTTTGTCCACACTCTTTTTATCTCATCGGTTATTCTGCCTGTGCCATCTGTGCAAAGTAAGACAATGTGTCATCCTCTTCAGCAGATGCGGATGCAGTTTCCGGTGCAGAAACAATCTCTGGTTCTGGGGCAGATCTTCCAACCTGTTGTTCCGCAGTCTCAGTGAGTGCTTCATTCTTTTGAGTCACGTTTGCACCTACAGCAGTACCAAGTACTAACTCTAGACGTGATTCGAGATCTTGATAAGACTTGAAGTTCTCTGGATCAACAAACTCACCTAAGTCAAATTGTTGATTGTAAGTTGCTTCGAGTTTAGTCTCATCCGCATCAAATAATGCAGAAGTAGATTTAAACTCTGACTTATCATAGTTACGATACCCTGCAACGTTTCTGATCTTCAGTTCGAAGTCAGCACCCGACCAGAAGTCGAATGGGTTAACAGGTTCTTCGCCTGGGAATTGAGGTTGCATCAAATCCATTACTTTATCAAAGATCTTCTTACCATATTCATAGTAAAATACTTTACCATTATTAATAGGGTTAGATGGATCATTAACAACCAAGATGTTAGAGACATAGTGCAATCTACGTTTCTGCCTACGGGCAGTCTCTTTGTCATCTTCGATACCCGAATTCCATAGGCGTGAATTCAGTTCGGACACAGGATCCTTAGTACCAATAGTAGTCAACGATTTCTCGATGTACCATTGACCTTGAGGGCCTTTAAATCCGTGATCCCAATAACGTACCCAAGGCATATCTTGACCTTCCATAGCAGGAAGGAAACGAATGACTGCGTAACCGTTACCGTTATCATCAACGGTTGGTTTCCACTTACGTTCGTCATCGTACTTATTGGTTTTTTTAGTAGATCCCGATGCTTCTTGGGCAGCGGTTACTAATTTTGAAATGTCGCTGGTGCGACTCTTTAGGTTTGCAAAAGACATATATTTTCTCCAGTATGTGCATTGTGTGCAGTTTTATTTACAATTGTTTTCAGTGTATTTTCACTTCAACATAATCAGTATAACCTATTTATACGCATAAGTCAAGCGTTTTCTAAACATTTAGAGTATTATTTTTCTCTAAAAAGTTTAAACTCATTGCCTCGAATTCCAGATGTTCGATAATACTTTTCTCAAGATACTTTTTTATGTCCTCAATTTCCATATTGTTTTTTTCGCACATGTGGACTATCGAGTCCATATAGTTAAGACCAGAGGTCTTGACCGTTTTCTCCACCATCTTCGAGAACTTCTTCTTGTTCATGAATGGGGTTTCTTCCGCCTTTTGGTTTTCGGTAGTGGTCGGTACCGTAAATTCTATCGTCAACTTCCTTCATCTCCTCGGTGTATTCACCTACATCTTTATAAAAATGACCGATAGTTCTCTTGGGTCTACCACTTGGATAGTATGCCATAGCATACACTACTGTACGCATTTTACCTTCCATGTGTCTACCATACCTATGGTCATGCCATTCTCCAGAGGTTAAGTATCTCTTCAGATTACCTAAGTAAACTTGAAGTGTCTGATACTGTTGCCTCTCGGACGAGACTTTAGAATCACGTAATGCTTTCTTGGCACTCAGTTCTCCAGTTATCTCTTTTACCCATACACGGACTTTCTTCCAATGTATAGGACTGTCTTCTGGATATAACTCCAGATCAAGTAACGATGGGTGCACAGATTTAGATCCGTCATGTCCTCTTGCCTCACGTGCTTTCGCAAGACGTTCGGATGCCGCTTTCTTCTGTGCATCTGTCATGGTGCGTTTTTTCTTCACACCACCATTAGTTACTTTATACCCCACGACTATACTCAACTAAGTTCTCAGTTCTGAATGATCTCCAGTCCTGTACTTCGGTATCAAATAGCACAACAAGGTTTTCACTTTCCTTACGTTCCTTGCCTTCTAATGGGTACTTCTCTTCGGGAATAATATCCCTGTTCAATGTGCCAATCATATTGCGTAAGTCACCGTTCACCTTCTTAAACTGTAGGTGTACGATACCTTCTTGCAATTCCTTAACTATTCCTTGCTTCTTCGATTCTATCTGCTTCGGTGTCATCATCTTCTACTAACTCCCCTTCTTCAGTGTTTGCGTTTGCTTCATCGTGTAGTTTTTTAACCCACTCATCCGATTGCATAAAAAAGACAATCATCCTTTCGGTTGCTAAGATAATTTCTTCTATCTGTTTTAACTCACTCTCTTCAGCATTATCTTTCATGCGTTCCTGCACATAGACAATGTTGTTGATGTAAGTCTCCTTCAGTACTTCTACTGCACCTTCGACTGCTGTGTCGAATTCTTCTTTACTGTTAAATCCCATAGTGGGTCATCTCCTATCATTTTATTTAATTCACGTTGAAACAATGCGTCTTGTGCTCTTGCACGTTTCTTCATATTCAACTTCTCTTGAGAACTTCTTAGTTTAAGATATCTCATTGTTGTACCCATTATAACAAACTCCTTTGGTTTTGTCAAGCGTTAATTATAACACGGCATTCTTTCATTCTACGAATACTACTTAGTACTCCGTATAAATCGTCTTCCGAAGACTGACTGAAAGATAACCATATGATTAGCACTAAACGTGCTATATTCATTCTCATGAATTCAAGTATTCGTATAACTTTCTTTTAAAGTCTGCCTTAGATTTACTCATCGATGCGAGTCTGTCGAGGTCGTAATACATGTCTATGTTGGGGATGGGATCGTAGGATCCTTTGACCTTATAGTTCTTTAGATTCTCTGCCAGTGCAAGAATACGTCCTTCCTCACCCTCAAAGGGGTTCTCTTGACCAAATGCAAGATCATAACCAAGAGCACTCATTCTGACCACCAATACGGTTCTTCACGAGTAGACCACTTTGCGAAGTACTTCTTCTCTTCACGATAGTAGTTACGGTAACCATCTTGTACGTCATCACGTTTGCAATGGTCTGGCATACACTGTGGTATCTCAGTCGCACGTAAGGTCTGATCGATACTCTTAGGTGCGAACCATAGGTATCCATTTAGTTTGTCATAGGTAGCATGTACACGTCCGTAACGGTACTCGTACTCTTTTGCGGTTGCAACAAAGTGCTTGTACATCCAACGGTAGTTCTTATCATTCTCACGTACCCATATGTTTGATGGGTGATTGACGTGCGATGCCTTGTACAGATCTCTCTGCTGTGCATCACCTTTCAGTTTCCAACGTTTGATCTTGGCACCCGACTTAGTCTTGTCGTGCCACAACTCACCGTCTAATACACGATGGGCAGTAGACAACAACTGTCCGTATTCGGTGACCATTTTAACCACGTGTTTATCGCACATCATCTGTGCAGATATAACGGGGTCTTTATCTAATGCGAATATGTTCATCACTATCTCCATAATATTGCTTGGGGTTCTTCTTCTCTTCTTTCTTACGATCAATGAAGACCTTGCCCTTGTTAAAGGTACGCAAGTGTTTTGCGACAGGATTACTCGTCTTGGTCTTCTTCATCATTCAAACCTTTTATCTCAAACCACACAGTCATAAGTATAACACCTATGAGTAGCATTGTCAAGTCCATTAAAATATTATTCGTCATCATCGGTAGATGCTCTCTTCTTTCCATAGTAAGTCTTACGCCAGATTCTATAGGCAGTCTTTTCTTTACACACATAGACTTCTTTGAGTCCACCATTGAAACCTATCTGAACCTTAGAGTCCATAGTAATGACCTTGTCATCCAACATGATGTTAAGAATCAAGTCATACTTGAGTCCATCATCAGAGGACATTAGATCACTTACGAGATGTTTCTTCTTGGATCGATTGACTTCCTTCTCAACCATTGGGGTTTCACCTAAACCACACTCGGTCTTTAGGTTAGCAAGATCTAAACCATTCCATAGTGTGAATGAACCAGTGATACCAGTAGTTGCTTGTGCTGTGTATTTATTAAACATAATATATTTTCCTTTATCGTTTCAATTACAAGTGTAATTATACACGAAGGTGTGTATATAGTCAAGCGTTATTTTCAAATATTTTAATTTTCTTTAGAACTTTTTGGAATAACTGTGAGTAATATCCATGCATTTTCATTGGTTCGGCAGTGTAGACACACGCATACAATCCACGTGGAGCATCACTTTGGTTCTCGTGTGACGCATGAATCGTTGATCCATTGATGGCAACAACATCTCCTGCCTTGGGTAATACAGTTTCCCATTCACCTGTATCTTGACTCTTGATAAACAATGCACCGTTATCTCTGGTGAAGTCATCTATAGCAATACTTAGATTGACTGTGTGTATATGATTGCTCTTGTTTTGAAAAGAATACTGGTTATCATAATGGGGGACGAAGTCCATCTTGTCGTACGGTAACTTGTATACCATCTGATCATTAAACAAATGCGGTGTACCCAGTATCTGTGTCGCAAGGTCTTTCATTATAACAGATGTATAGATCTCTGTCAAGGGTTCTGAGAACTTACCTGCACACGGAACACCTTTCCATGTACTGTGCTTGTCCCATTCGATTCTCATATTATAACCCCAATCGGTCATAATGTCAAGGTCTTCTTTTGAAAATACGTTTGGTATAACTGCCCAACCCTTTAGTTGGTAGTGTTCTATCATAGTCCGATAAGACCCCATCCATGATTAGCAATAGCATTCAGTATAATAAAGATACATGTTGCCATATGAGTAAACCACCATACTGTTCGTATGACCGCAATGCTGTCTG